GACAGGACAACCATCTTTCCCTTGGTCATTCGAGGAGAGTGATTTAGTTATCAGACTAAAGAAAAATTATAAAGGCATGAAGGGTATCAATACACCTGTTGCTTTCTATAAGACTGAAGAACAAAGCGGTCAAGTAGTTCTTATGAATGAGGATGAACGAATACAGATGGAGAAGATAAGTCCAGAGACAGAAGGACAAGTATCTTTCCTGGCTTCTGGATATAACGCAGGTGGTAATGGTGTGGGTATTAGATGTATGCCATTAAGTATTTGCTTTAGAAATATAGTTCCCTTTACAGGTGGAGGTGGAGCAAGTGACTTCGAGACAGCAGAGCCAGCGAGTTACGAAGAAAAAGCGACTGCCACAGCAGCCGATTTCTAAATACAAAAGCAAGTTTGAAGCTGCTTTTGCCGACAGTTTACACAAAAAGAAAATCAAATTTACTTATGAAACTATCAGCATTGACTACACAATTAGTTACAGCTACAGACCAGACTTTATCCTTAATGATTTCTATGTTGAAACGAAAGGATATTTTTCCTCTGAGGACAGAAGAAAACATCTTGTTATTAAGGCGACTCGACCCGAACTAGAGATCAGGTTTTGTTTTCAAAATAGCAAGACCAAACTAACCAAAGCAAAGAACTCTATCTCTTATGCCAAATGGTGTGAGAGACATGGGTTTCTCTACTGCGATAAATTTATTCCTAACGAATGGTATGCCTAGCTATCCTTTACCACCTAATCCAGACATAGGTTGTGTAGTATTTGATGACCATAGAAATATGTGGATAGTATTTAATGGAAAAGAATGGGTTGAAGTAAACCTTAAAGAACACAAGTGCAACTTAAACGAATCAGATCATGGCTCAACTTTGTAATGTAAGTCAACCGCCTACTGCTGATGAAGGTGACTACTGGTATAACACAAGATCATCTGTCTTATATGTATGGTTTCTTGGAAGTTGGTTTGATGATGTAGTAAAAGCTAATCGTCATTATCAAACACAATGGAAAAGAAGTCAGTATTTATTTAACAGTCTTGATAGAAAATCAGCAGAAAAAATTGTAAGGTCACATAGAAAAATGTGTATTGGTAATGTAAGTTTTCCTATTAAAGAGTTTACCTACAACTGGTACTATGACTAGCAAATATAAATCTAAGAAAGTTTGCCCCGAATGTGGCAAGAAGAACTGTGCAGTCTTTGATGATGGACATGAACATTGCTTCACTATGGACTGCGAATACACCTACTACCCAAACAAAACCAAAGAAAAGAAAGTGAGTAACATCATTCCATTAAAGAAAACAAATCCAAAACTATTGAAGGTAACACCTATAGCTTTAGCTAAACGTGGAATCACTAAAGAGACTTGCGAACTATTTGGATATGGACAAGCGGAGTATCGAGGACAACCTGTTCAAGTTGCTACCTATAAAGATCAGAAAGGTAGAGATGTTGCACAACACGTACGCTTTCAAGATAAGAAGTTTGTTTGGATAGGAGACATATCTAACGTACAACTATGGGGTCAACACCTATGGCGACAACATGGCAGCAATGGATCTGTCTTTGTTAGTTGCTTCGAGGGCGAAATTGATTGTATGAGTGGGTCACAAATTCAAGGCAACAAGTTCCCCTGCATCTCCATCCCATCAGGAGTACAATCAGCAGCTAAGTATTTGGCAGCCAACTATAAATGGTTAGATACTTATTGTCGTATAGTTCTTTGCTTTGATAATGATGATGCTGGTAATAAGGCGGCAGAGAAATGTATGGAAGTCTTACCCAAAGGTAAGGTTGCAATAGCTAGACTAGATCGTAATGATGTTAACGATCATCTTGTTCAAGGCGAAGGAGATGTAGTACAAGAAAGATTATGGAAGGCTAGACCAGTAAGACCTGATTGCTTAATCAATGCTGCTGATGCCTGGGATTTATTTATTAAAGAAACAAGTAAAGCTGTAACAGATTTTCCTTTCCCTAAACTGAATGATTTTACTAGAGGTTTATTTCCATCACAACTTTTTACAGTAGCTTCCGCAAGTGGGGCAGGTAAGTCCACAATCTGTAGAGAATTTTGCCATCACTTTCTTAAAAGAGGATTGAAGGTAGGTTATATAGGACTAGAAGAATCAGTACAAAGAACTCTTCAAGGTCTGGTAGGTATTGACATGAACGTACCTTTGCATTTAGATGAGGATGGCATAGATAAAATTAAGCTGAAGACTGCGTTTGACAAACTAACGTCAAGTCGCAGTCTTTTTTTATACAATCATTTCGGTAGTCTTGAACCTGATGTACTACTAGAACAGATCAGATACCTAGCAACAGTTGATGGAGTGCAGGTAGTAATCCTTGACCACATCAGTATAGTTTTGTCAGGCTTAGAGCTAGACAATGAACGCAAAGCAATAGATATAATAATGACTAAGTTAAGAAGTTTATGTGAAGCTACTGGTATAGCTCTTGTATTGGTCAGTCACTTACGAAGACCACAAGGACAATCACATGAGTCAGGCAGGGAGGTTGATACCTCAGACTTGAGAGGATCTCATTCACTACTTCAATTAAGTGATGTCGTACTCTCGGCTTCCAGAAACCAGACAGGGGATGCTAGTGAGAGACAGCGATTACAGCTTAAGGTACTCAAGTCTAGACATACAGGGATGACAGGTGAGGTAGATAAATTATTATACGACCAGAAGACAGGTCGATTAATCGTATATGAAAATGACTTTGCTGACTTATGACTTTATTAATTGATGCTGATTGGCTAGTCTATTCTTCTTGTTGTGCTTGTGAAGTAGATACAAGATGGAATGATTGGCAACATACTCTTCACTCTGATGAAAGAGATATTATGAACCTGATTGAAAGCAGGTTAGAAGTATATAAACAGATAGCAGAAGATAAGCATGATGTGGTTATGTGCTTTACTTCTTACCCTACATTTCGACATGAGATATTTCCTGAGTACAAACTTAATAGAATAGGTAAACGAAAACCACTAGCACTTAAAAGTATTATTAAAAAAATAAAGAATGAGTATGAATCTGCTGCCTATCCAAACCTAGAAGGAGATGATGTACTCGGACTATTAGCTACTAATGGTCAGTATAAAAACCCAATCATAGTCTCAGTAGATAAAGACATGAAGACTATACCTTGTAAGTTAATACAAGAAGATGAGATCTTACATATCACAGAGAAGAAAGCTAATAGACATTGGTTTGAGATGTCACTAGCTGGTGACTCTGGTGATGGTATCGCAGGTCTTAAAGGTATGGGTATGGTTACTGCTTCCAAGACACTAGCCAATACTCCTGATACTAGAGATGCACTATGGTCTAAGGTACAGGAGACATATACAAAGAAAGGTTATAGTATTGCTGATGCTATCCTCAACGCAAGGCTTACAAGAATACTAAGAGAAGGAGACTATAACTACAGCACAGGTGAAGTAAAACTTTGGCAGCCATAAAAAAACACCAACAACGTGTTGCTCCGTCATTGGTGTTTCTTTGTAAACCTCTTATCTTTCCTAGCACACTTCGTTTAGGTCAGAGGTTAGTTAACCTAAATGTGAGATCGGCAGAAAGATTTAATTACCCCCTCGTTCTTGATAGCACTTACGAAAAGACCTGAGGATATAGATCTAGTGATAGTGACCGAAGTCTTGAACTTAATAAACAATATAGCACAAGTTCCCATAAAAAAAACCCTAGATGGAACCACTCACCTAGAGTCTTTTCATTTTTCTGTGCAACAAGGTAACCACTCCTTGCTATCATTAAGATAACATATAATATAGATATAACACTTTAATCTCTGTGAATTTACCAGTAATTACTGACGAACTTATAAACAGTTTAGATAGTGTGTTTCCTAACAGACACCCAGAACTTTCACTTTCTGATCGAGAGATATGGTATCGTGCAGGGCAGAGGTATGTTGTTGATTATCTTATAGAACAACAACTAAGACAGAAAGAAACCATGTTAACTGAAAGAGTTTTGGAGAAATAATTATGTGTCTTGGTGGTGGTTCTAGTTATCCTCAACCTCAAAGACTTGAGTTTGATGACTCTCCTCCTGTTGTAACAGGTAGTCAGACAGGTGTAGATAATCCTAAAAATACAAAGAAAGCAACAGAAGAATTAAAGATAAATAGACGAAAGAAAGAAGGTACTTATGTTGACCCTAACCTTGCAGCAGTTGAAGAGAAATTAACAAGAAGTGGTGGTGGTAACAAAACTGCACAACAAAAAGCTAATATAGCTGCAAATAGAAAAAAAGCACAAAACATGGCAAAGGCTAGAATAGCTAAAAAGAAATCTAGCCGAGTTGGAGGGAGAGTTTAACTATGTGTTTCGGAAGCAGACCATCACCGCCACCTTTACCAGAGCCAAGGCCGACACCGCCAAAGCCAGAGCCTACTGCTGAAAGAGTTGTTGTAGGTAGTAATAGAACTAGACCTGCACCAAGCAGACCATCACCAGCTAGTGTTACAGGACAACAGACTACAGGAGAAACAGGTAGAAAGAGAACAGGACAACGACAACAAAGAGCTAAGCGTTTAGGTACACGTTCTTTGCGAATACCTTTAACAAAAAAAAGAAACACAACTGAAGACCTTAACATTTAATTATCATGTGTCCTCCAAGAAGACCTAGACCCAGACCACCTGCACCACCAAGACCAACTCCCCCACCTGCACCACCGACTCAATCTCCGCAACCTAATACTAGAGATAGCGGTAATACGATAGCTCGTGTAGAAAGAACACCTACACCTACACCTACACCACCTCCACAGGCATTAACTCCACCAGCACCACAGGAACCAGCACCAAAGATGAGAACTATTGGTAGAACTTCTGCTGGTACTACTGTCTCTGGTCAACAAACTACATCTACTTCTGCACCTTCTCGTAGAAGAAGACAGTCTGTAAGAATGGGTAGAAGGTCTGGTACTAGATCTTTACGTATATCAAGGAATCCAAATACAGGTCAGGGAAACTTAAACTACTAAAATGGAATACTCAGCACAAGGCACAACAGCAGCAGGTAGGTATGAATCAATGGTAGGTCTAAGATCTACCTTTGATCGTGAAGCGAAAGAGTCTTCTAAACTTACTATTCCTAGCCTTATACCTGAGTCAACTACTGGTACTAGAAGTAAAATTAAAACTCCTTTCCAAGCAGTAGGAGCCAGAGGAGTTAACAGCTTATCAAATAAGCTATTGATGACTCTTCTACCTGCTGACCAAACATTTTTTAAGATGACTATTGATAGTCTTGAACTTAGAAAAGAAGGGCAAGAAGGTTTTGAAAGTGAAATAGATAAAGGTCTTCGTGTTATAGAAAATGCTTTACAGAATGTAATAGATACTTCTAACGATAGAGTTGCAATGTTTGAAGCACTTAAGCATCTCGTAGTATCAGGTAATGTTCTTCTCTACCTGACAGATAAAGGATTGAAAGTATATCCACTATCCAAGTTTGTCTGCAAGCGTGATGAAGTAGGTAATGTATTAGAAATATTAACCAAAGAATCTATACACCCACAAGCTTTACCTGCTGCTTTCTTAGAACAGATTAAAAAGAAAGAGAACTATGACGCACAGGAAATGAAAGATGATCTTGATATATATACACATATCAAACGTATGAATGATGATGTGATGTGGTATCAAGAATGTAAAGGAGAAAAAATACCAAACACAGATGGCAGATCAAAGGTAGATGTATCACCCTGGATTCCTCTTAGGTTCATTCGGATTGATGGTGAAGATTATGGTCGTGGTTATGTAGAAGAATATAGGGGAGACTTGATTACATTAGAGTCTTTGATGCAAGCAATAATCGAAGGTGCTGCTGCTAGTGCGAAAGTTTTATTTCTGGTAAATCCAAATGGCACAACAAGAGCAGCGACTTTAGCTAAAGCACCTAATGGAGCTATACGAGAAGGGCAAGCTTCAGATATTTCTGTGATGCAAGTAGGTAAAGGGGCAGACTTCAACGTATCTTTTTCTGCTATACAAAGAATTGAATCAAGATTAGAGTATGCCTTCTTGATGGCAAGATCAGTACAACGTGACGCAGAACGAGTTACAGCAGCAGAGATAAATCTTATGGCTAGAGAATTAGAAAATAGTCTTGGTGGTATCTACAGTATCTTGACTCAAGAGTTTCAACTACCTTATTTGAAAAGACGTATGCACATGTTGGTAAGGTCAGGCAAAGTACCAAAGCTACCAGATAAGCTAGTCAAGCCAAAGATAGTTACAGGTTTACAAGGTCTTGGTAGGGGTAATGATAGAAACAAATTGATTGAGTTTATAACAACTGTGGCTCAAGCTTTAGGACCAGATGTAATGAGACAGTACGTAAATGTGGATGAAGCAGTAAAAAGACTAGCTACCAGTATCGGTATAGATACTGCTAACCTAGTAAAAACACAAGAAGAAATCCAAGCAGAACAACAAGCTTTGCAACAGCAACAGCTTATTCAAAGTCTTGGGCCAGCAGCTTTAGGATCTCCATTACTTGATCCTAAAAATAATGCACAGGCACAACAACTACAAACGGAGGAACCTCAAGATGCCAACCAAGAAGTCCAGTAGGAAAAGAGATGAAGACGGAAAGTTTGTCTCTCAATCTGAAAAAGCTATTGTTAGCGAACTAGGTGTTAACGAAGAGAACCCTGTACCAGAAAAGTCTGGTGACGTTACTACTAGACATGGCAGTACAATTCACTATAGTTAAATAAAAAACCACTATGACATCATCACAACTAAATGTGTCAGAGACACCACCTGTTTCTACGGAAGACCTACAAACTTTAGCTAAAAATGAAACTGATGAGAATGGTCTAATACTTGGTAAGTTTAAATCAGTAGAAGATTTAGCTGCTAGTTATAAAGAGCTAGAAGGTAAGCTTGGTACAGTAACAGAAGAAGATCAAGCTACAGAAGAAACACAAGAAGAAAGCACAGATGAATTTAATCCAGAAGAATACTATGGAGATGGTCTTGCTTCTGTATTAGAAGAAGTTGGTATTGATGCACAAGACATCACTAAAAGATTTACTGATACAGGAGATATTAGCGAAGATGACTATTCAAAATTAGGTGAAGCTGGTTTTTCAAAACAAGTAGTTGATACCTACCTTGATGGTTTGAGAGGTGTAGCAGAAGGAGATGAGATACCTACACAACAAATACAAAATATTAAAGACTCTATCGGTGGAGATGAATCTTATGAACAGATGGCAAGCTGGTGTCAAGATAATTTATCTGAGCAAGAAGTAAAAGCTTTTGATAAGATTACAGAAACAGCAGACGCACCTGTTATTCAATTAGCAGTTGAAGGTTTGTATTCACGCTATCAAAATGCTATGGGAGTAGAACCAGACTTAGTAACAGGCAGACCTGCTGCAAGTGGACCAAGACCTTTTCAATCTTCAGCAGAAGTACAAGCTGCTGTTAATGATCCACGTTACGGAAAAGACGTAGCATATACACAAAGCGTCTATGCACGTTACGAAGGTTCTGACGTTTTTAAAGCAGGTAATGGCTAACACACCAACAAACCCTTCACTCTATTCAAGAGTAAAATCAGAAGCAAAGAAGAAGTTTACAGTTTATCCTTCTGCTTATGCTAATGCGTGGCTTGTAAGAACTTATAAGAAACGTGGTGGAGGTTATCGTAAAACTTAATTATGCCCTTATCTAAAAAACAAAAACAATTAGACAAAACTGGTGATGGTAAAATCACTAGAGAAGATCTTATGATCTTACGTTCTAAGAAAAAGAAAAATGGCAAAGCTAAGTCTTAGTCAAATGAGAACTCTGAAGAAACATTCAGAGCATCATTCTAAAAAACATATGGATATGATGAAGAAGCTTATGCGTGAAGGTACATCATTTAAATCTGCTCATAACAAAGCACAGAAACAAGTAGGCAAATGAGTCTTAAAAGATGGTTTGATGAAAAGTGGGTAGATGTAAAAACAGGTAAAGACTGTGGTAGAGGAAAGGATGAGAAAGGCAGACCTTACCCTGCTTGTAGACCTTCTAAAAGAGTTAGTAGTAAGACTCCAAAAACTACAGGAGAGATGAGTAGTAAAGAAAAGGCAAGATTTAAAGCAGCTAAGACCAGTTCAAAGAAAATCAGTTATCAACATAGAAGAAAGAAAAATACTAGAAGCAGTTTAAAGATTGCGTAATAATGCTATATTTTAAATAGCTTACATCTTTTATGTCTAAGGGAGTATCTCTTACCAAGAAGGACAAAGACCCAACAGGGGGTCTGACTGCTTCTGGTCGTAGGAAATATAACCGAGCAACAGGTGGAAACTTGCAAGCACCTGTTACAAAAAAGACAGGTCTTTCGCCTAGACAAAAATCAAGAAGGAAATCTTTTTGTGCAAGAATGTCAAAAGCAAAAGGACCATTAAAGAAAGATGGCAAGTTAACTCGCAAAGCTCTTGCACTACGCAAGTGGAATTGTGGGTCAGTATAAATTAACAAAGTAGAAATCTAAATATCTAAGTGCCTGATGCGTCAGATACCACTTGTGAGAAAGGATTGAAACGAAGTTAGTTACTCAAATTTGTAAACATTAATCAAGGAGTTTTCCTATGGCTAACGCCACAGTCTCTCGCCTTGGTTTGGTTAATAATTCTGGTACAGGCTTTGATGCCCTTTTCCTTAAAATTTTTTCAGGTGAGGTCCTAACTGCGTTTGCCAGAAATAACATTTTCAACGAGCAACTTCATTCAGTTCGTACTATTACAAGTGGTAAGTCAGCACAGTTTCCTGTTTTAGGAACTGCTACTGCTGCGTACCATACAGTAGGTACTCCTCTCGTTGGAGCAAACCAAATCTTGGCAAATGAAAAGATTATCAACATAGATGATCTTCTAATTGCACAAAGTTTCGTTGCTAACATTGACGAACTAAAAAATCATTATGACGTAAGAGCAACTTACGCTGATGAGCTTGGTAAAGCACTTGCTCGTACATACGATCAAAACGTAGCCAAGCAAATAGCAAATGCTTCAAGAGCATCTACAAACCTTACAGGTGGTAATGGTGGTCTTGTATTAACACTTGCTAATGGTAATACTGCGTCAGCAAACGTAACTGGTGATGAGATAGCAGCAGCTATCTATGACATTGCACAGACATTTGATGAAAGAGACATCCCACCTACAGATCGTTTCTGTGTATTACCACCTGCTGAGTACTACAAACTTGCTGAATCTGCTACTAGAACAGTAGACGTTGACTTTAACCCTGGTGGTAATGGTTCGTTTGCTTCTGGTAAGATCCAACAAGTTGCTGGCATCCCTGTAATGATGTCTAACAACGTACCTCAAGCAAACGTAGGATCTAACCCAAGTGGTGCTAATAACACTTACTCAGGTGACGATAGTAAAACTATTGGTCTTGTCTTCCATAAGTCTGCTGTTGGTACAGTAAAGCTAATGGATATGACAACTGAGATCTCTGGTTCTGACTACGGAATTATGTATCAAGGTACATTAATGGTTGCTAAGTATGCATTAGGTCATGGAATCCTAAGACCAGAATGTGCAGCTACTATTAAGTTATCTGCTTCTTAATTGCAATTTATAGGGTATCTTATTATTAGATACCCTTTTTTTTATTATGTATTCATCAAAGAAAAAGAAAAAAAAGAAAGGTGGGAGAGACTCACTTAAAATAAAAAAGTACTAAATCATGGCTGTAGCTGCAACCACCGAACTTGAAGCTATCAACATTATGTTGGCTGCTATAGGAGAATCACCTGTTAACAGTCTTATTGGTACTCTTCCTGTAGACGTAAAATTAGCTCAATCAACTCTTACAGAATTTAATAAAGAGATTCAATCAGAAGGTTGGTCTTTTAATACTGAGATAGATGTAACTCTTACTAGAGATGACTCTAAACAAATAGCTCTATCACAAGACATTTTAAGGATTGATGCAAACATACATCAACACCCAACGATTGATCCTATACAACGTGGTTTAAAATTATATGACAGGTTAAATAATAAATTTGAATTTGATGAAGATTTGATTTGTACTGTTATCTATCTAAGAACTTTTGAAGAGATACCAGAACCAGCAAGAAGATATATTAACATTAAAGCTGCAAGAGTTTTTGTCGATAGATTAGTTACTGATGATGGGTTAAGAACTTATACAGGACAAGATGAAACTAGGGCAAGAGCTATACTAATGGAAACAGATTTAGCAAATGGAGATCACAACTTACTTAGAGGTGATCCTTCATTAACAAGTGTCTTTGATACTTATTCACCAGCAAACGGACTTATTAGATAACTATGGCTGTAGTTTCAAGAGCAATACCTACTTTACTAAGAGGTGTATCACAAGCTGCTGACTCTACAAAGCAAGCTGACCATGCTGACATACAAGACAATGCAAATAGTAACCCAGTACAAGGTCTTACAAAACGATCTGGTACACAGTTTATTACTTCATTAGGAAGTTCTGCTATTGGTAATGTTCATATTCAAACTATCAATAGAGATATAAGCGAAAGATATGTAGCTGTATTCAGTAATGGTAATGTCAAAGTTTATGAACTAGATGGTACTGAGAGAACAGTAAACAAACCTGATGGTACTGCTTACCTAAATACTTCTAATCCTAGAGGTGTCATAAAAACTATTACTATTGCTGACTTTACCTTTGTTGTAAATACAAGCGTGACTACTGCTATGGATAGTGCGGTAAGTGCTGGCAATATAACTCAAGCAGTTGTATTTATAAATCAGGTATCAGATAAGACTACATATTCAATAACTGTAGATGGGGTGACTGTTACTGATGACACCACAAATGATGCAACATTATCTACAACAACAGTTGCTTCTGATCTAGTATCAGGTCTTAACTCTGGTCTTACAGGTTTTACTATTGCTCGTAATGGTCCTGTTATACATATCAAAAAGAATGATGGCAGTAATTTTTCTATAGATGGTAGTGACTCTCAAGGTAATACACAGTTAACAGTAGTAAAAGATTCAGTACAGAGATTTACTGATCTACCAACAGTTTCACCCAATGGATATGTTGTAGAAATAAAAGGAGATGAAGCTACAAACTTTGATAATTACTACGTTAAGTTTGTCACTAATAATGGTGGTGCTTTTGAAGAAGGGCAATGGGAAGAGACTGTAGAAGCTGGCATACCTTTTAAATTTAACTATGACACTATGCCACACGTTCTTATACGTCAGGCTGATAATAATTTTAGGTTTGCAAGAGTAGATGGTGATAGTTATACCATCTCTGGTACTACTTATACATTACCGAAATGGGGTGAACGTACTGTAGGAGATCAAGATTCTGCACCAAACCCTTCTTTTATTGGAGCTACTATAAATAACGTATTCTTCTTTAGAAACAGATTAGGCTTTTTAGCTGATGATAATGTTGTCTTATCAAGAGTTGCAGAGTTCTTTAACTTTTTTCCTGAGACAGTTATATCTGTTATAGATTCTGACCCTATAGACGTTGGTGCTTCTCATACTAAAGTTGCGATTCTTAAACACGCAGTAACTATGGGAGAACAGTTGATCTTATTCTCAGATCAAACGCAATTTGTTCTTACCTCTTCTTCTGATGCCTTAACACCAAAGACTGCAAACGTAGTCGTAGCAACAGAATTTGAGTCTAGTGATTCTGCACAGCCTGTAGGTTCTGGTTCTTCTATCTATTACTTAACTCAAAAAGGTAGTTTTGCTGGTGTAAGAGAATATATAACTCAAGAAAATGTAGCCATTAAAGAAGCTAGTAATATCACTATTCATGTACCAAGACTGATACCAAGTAATGTTTTTAAATTAGCTGTATCTACTAATGAAGATGTTTTAGTTTTGCTTGGTACTGATAATCCAAACAAGCTATATATCAACAGATGGTTATATGGTGAGAACTTTCAGAAGATATTAAATAGCTGGTCAACTTATACTTTTAATTCTGCCAGATCTATCAGAAATATAGACTTTATTGGTACTGATTTGTTTTGTGTAGTAGAAGAAGCAAATGGTACGTCATTAGAAAAGATACCTTTTGAAGCAGAATTTAGAGAAACTAATTCAGACTTTGAATTTCATTTAGACCATAAGGTAACAGAAGCAACAAGTGGTGTTTCTGTTGCCTATAACGCAAGCACAGATGTAAGTACCTTTACAGTTCCTTATAGACTAAGAGCCAATATGAATATTGTTGGTAGATATTTGGCAAGCGGTGAAACAAGTACTTTTGTAAATCCCCAGGGTAATACAGTTACCTTAAAATCTGGACAACTGATACAGTCAACAAACACTACAAATGGTTCTACCTCTACCATTACAGCTAATGGTGATTTTAGAAATAGTAAATTTATTATTGGTGAACCTTTCTTAATGCACTATAGATTTAGTCAGCAAAGACTTACAGAAGGTGCAGGTCAACGAAGTGAATTTATTAGTGGCAGATTGCAACTGCATCACTTCTATATAAAGTTTGAAGATACTGGATTCTTTAAAGTAGAGGTAACACCTGAGAATAGAGACACAAGTACCCATAAATTTACTGGTCGTCTGCTTGGTGCTGCGTCTGCTGCTATCGGTCAGATAAATCTAGAGACAGGTACGTTTAGAGTACCAATAATGAGTAGGGCAGATAGAGTAGATATAGATGTTAAGAATGACACGTTCTTACCAACACAGTTATCAAGTGCAGAATATGAAGCTATGTTCTATATGAGAAGTCGTAGAGTCTAAATGGGGTATTTGAGAAAAGCAAACTTACATGACCTTAACCATGTATGTAAAAACATGAGGGAGATGGATAAAATAGAAGCTTATTATCAGACAGGAAAAGAACCAGAAGATGCACTACGACTAACATATTTATATGGACAACAAGTTTTAGCTATAGCTGGTGACGAAAATCAACCAATGGGTTTATGTGGTGTAATAAGTGATGGTTGTATATGGTGTATAACAACAGATGAGTTGTTTAGTAATAGAAAATATAAAATACAATTAGTAAGAGAAGGTAAGAAATGGGTAGATGATCTATTGAAAAATTATAATTTGCTATACAATATGGTATATGCTGAGAATACAACAGCTATTAAATGGCTAAAAAGTCTTGGGTTTACTTTTATTAATTATCACGCAGAATATGGAAAAGAAAGTAAACCATTTTATGAATTTCTGAGGATTGCCTAAATGTGTGTTCCTATACTAGGACTTACTGCTACTCAAGGTGGACTTTTTCTTGGGTCTTTAGGTCTTGGTCTGGCTAGTGGTATTTCACAGAGAAACGCAGCGAGGGCAGCAGCAGATCAACAATATCAATCTTCATTAATAGCAAACAGATCAGCAGAACAATCTTTCTCAGCACAACAAGAAGCTTTAGCAGATAATCTAAAAGAAACAAGAGCTTCGTCAGCACAAGAAAATTTAGCAAAAACTATAGAAGGATTACAGGCTAGAGGTCGTACCATAGCATCAGAACAGGCAGGTCTTACTGTTGGTTATCTACTGCGTGATGCAGAAAGACAGTCAGCAAATGCTAGAGAATCTATAAATCAAGCACTTGAATCAGCAACTAAACAATATAGAAGGAATGTTGATGGTCTTGTTTCACAGAGAGATAATAGACGTAATGAATTACAAAGTAATATAAACCAGGCATATAATCAGATACCTTCATTAGGTTCTGTATTACTTAATGTAGCCACATCAGGTCTTAACTCTTACACTTCTATTGCTAATCTCGCATGACCTCAAGTTTTCAAAGTACAGCCTTTAGATCAGCAGCTAGTCCTGTAGATACTTTTGTAGCACCGCCAAGAGTATTGCCAAAGACAGGGGCAGAAGAGTTAGCAAGTGTTTTACAGGCAGTAAATCCTAACTTACAAAAATTTATTGGTACACGAATTGAACAAGAAGCCAAGAAAGAAGCTAATAAAGCCATAAATGATGCGTTAGATGGTTCGTTAGATGACTTTAAAGAAACTACAAAAATATTAAAATCAGGTGAATTGATTGGTGGAAATATATTTTATGATCGAGCTTTCAGAAGAAGTAAAGCACAAATTTTAGGTGGTACTTTAGAAACAAAATTAAAAAATTCTTACCGCACAACAACTATTGATGGTAAACCACTATCAAGTTTTACATTAGATTCTCAAGAATATAAAAATTGGGAAAGTGGACAGATAAATGAAGTTATAGATGCTGTTGGTGATATTGATGAAGATACTTTTACTAAAAAGTTTTTACCTTATCTTATAGACGCAAAAGATAAAATTAATGAGTTTGCATTAAAAGAAAATCAAAAACTTGAATTTACAAATATAGAAGCGTCAGCTACAAATATTGCCAATAATGTTCTTGAAATGTATTCAGCTAGCCTAAGTCAAAAAGATGGTTTTAATAAAAAGAAATTTTTATTGATGATGAACCAAATAGAAACTTTTGAAAATGATGTTAATAAATTAGGTCTTACTCAAACTCAAAGATCAACTCTTAATAAATCTATATTAGATAGTTTGGCTGCTAAAGCACAAGAGATAGGTTATGAGACAGGTGACGAAGAACTTGCTAGAGAACTGTTTGGATTTGCACAATTCTTTCCTTATGGTGCTGGTGGTAAATTAAATCTTACAAATCATCCAGATTTTATTTCTACTAGAAACAAACTTACAGAAGGTGTTGAAGACTATAGTGCCAAAAAAGATAGCCGATTAATAACAGAAGCTAAAAGAATAAAAGAAGAACAATTAAATAGTAATTTATTATTATATGTTGATTTACTTAATGCAAATAAAGGAGAAGAAGCAGCAAACTTACTCGAAAGAATTAAAGGGTCTAACCCACAGAAAGCAGCTTCAATAGAAACTAATGCAGCAGCTTTAGATGGTGATACATTATCAAGATATGCACAAGTTCAAGCAAACATCTATTCAGGTAATGTTTATGAAGATTTAGCTTCTTCTAGAGCAGCAGCAATAGGTTGGTTTTTTGATGATAGAACACCTAAAACTCAAAAAAATCTTACGTTATTAAATAAATTAATGACCTTAACTGGTTCTGTTGACAAAGGTATTTTAGAACCTCTTAATGGATATTTTGTTAGATATGAAAATAGATCAAAACTATTATTAGAAACAGATAATAAATTTAAAATATATAAAGCAATACGAAAAGATCAGATGCTTTCACTAATAAAAGTAAATACAGAAGATTTAAAAACAGAATTTAGAGAATGGAGATTACAAAATGAAGATGCTGGTACACAAGGTTTTGAAGAGAAATACTTAGACTTACAAGCCAAATACGAAGGAAAACTTATTGATCAATTAAATACACTTGTAGATCCTTCAGCAACACAAGATGATGTTAATACTGAAATAATAAATCAGAATGAAAGTGGTCTTGAAGGTGTGCCTACAAATGCAGAAGGTGTTGATACCAATAGTGCAAGTTTTTTTGGTAATCAAGAATTACCAAGAACAGAACAAAGAGTGATCACAGAATTGCAAAACATGGGAGGTATTACAAAAGACAACAGAGATAACCTTATAACAGCGATACAAAAAGAAAAAGAAAAAATGTTTATAACTAACGTAACTGGTAAATCAGAAGCAGATCGCATGATTAGATTTTTACAGACAGGTGAATATGGTTTTGGAACTCAAGGTGCAAAAGTATATGAACCAATGAAACTTTTAATAGATGGTGACAATATAGAAGCTGGTGCTTTTAGTGATGTAAGTGAAGAAGAGTCACCTACTACAGTTGAAGTTCAGCAAGGAGATACTTTAAGTCAAATAGCAGAAGAATTTGGTATTCCTTTAAAAGCTTTTATGGAAGCA